TTGTGGGTTGGCTTCCAGCGCCGCGATCCGTTTCTTCTTATCTCCGGCAGACTCGCTCAGGTCAACGGGTGTGAACTTCCGGGTGTTTTCCCGGAAGGCTTCCCATTCTATGGCCGCCTGCCTGTCTGTTATCTTCGGACTCATTTGCCGGTTATTGCCATTAGGAATTCATGCCATTGCTCGACCGCCTCGATGGCCTTGGCCTGACCGTGGGCTTCCTGGACGTGCTTTACGAAAAGTTTGCCTACCTCCGCCTTCACAAAGAAGGTAAAATCCTGGTTGAGCTTCTTTACCGCGTCTGCCAGTTTATTCAAGATATCGGCCTCCTTGGAGGTCGGTATATTTTCGGGTGGCTCCCTCTCCTCAATTTTGGTCAGCATCGCATCATATATCCGCATCAGGCGCCGCATTTGTTTATCCGGGCCCATGATAGCGATCCTGCGCTCCTCCTCCCAATTGCCCTCCTTTTTCCACCTGGAGATCGAAACCTCCGATATCCCGGTAATTTCTGCGATCACCTTTTGCTCGAATCCGTTGTCGACGTACAGGGTGAAGGCCAGCCGTTTCTTGCGTTCGATCTCCTCGCGTGTATTCTTATTGGTTGCCATGCCTCCACAAAAATGCGTTACCCCTGCGGGGTAACCGAATCAAAAAAATATCATACATCATATTTTCAGGTAACAAACACCGGTAAGTGAAATCCCGTGTAATGCTGATTTGGAGCGGCTTTCCAGACAGTGCAATTTTACATGCAAGACGCACAAAACGAAATTAAAATCCTGATGAAGCGATTTTTTGTAAGGGATGAAGCCACAGAGGACGGAGCGGTCGAGATGTTCCTTTTCGGAACCATCGGCGACGACCTGAACTGCGAGGACTTCGTCCGGGAGCTGAAGGAGCTGGCGGCGGAAAACAAGACGATCTGCATCAGGATCAATTCAGGAGGCGGTAGCGTATTCGATGGCCTGGCGATCTATGGAGCGCTAAAGAACTGTCCGGTCCAAACGATCGGCAAGATAGACGGCCTTTGCGCGAGCATGGCGACCATCTGCGCTCTGGGTATGAGTAAGGTCTATATGAGCGACAAGGCGCAATTCATGACGCACAAGCCGAGCGGATGGGCCTTCGGTAGCGCGGCGGACATAAAGACCTATGCGGCGATGATCGATTCGATGGAGGACGTCCTGGTGGACGTCTACGCAGCAAAGACGGGCCTCTCGGCACCTGACGCCAAAGCAAAGTTCATGCGCCCGGAGGATACCTGGTTCTCGCCGCAGCAGGCCCTCGATGCCAAATTGATCGACGGCATCTACCAGGACAATGACCGGATCGTCTCGGTGCCGGTGATGAAAGACCAGCGTGAAGCGATAGCCTTTTACAATTCATTTTTTAAAAATAACCAACCCGCAATGAAGCAAGTCGTTATGTCGGCTGCACAGCTGACCGCCCTTAACCTGACCGCCACATCCGACGCCTCGGCTGTGACCAGCGCCCTGGATAACCTGATCGCCAAGGCCCAGAAGGTGGACCAACTCCAGACACAGGTGACCGATGCCCTCCAGGCGAAGACTACCGCCGAAACGGAATTGGCAAACCTGAAAAAGACCACGACCGAGGCCCGGGTAGATGCGCTGCTCGACAAGGCCCTGAACACCGACAAGAAGATCACCGCCGCCACCAGGACGGCCCTCCGCGCTCAGTATCTCGGCAATCCGGACGCGCTCGACACGCTCTTGCAGTCGATGACCCCCATCCTGTCAGTATCGGGTCAGCTGAAGGAAGGCGAGACCTCCGACAAGTTCAAGGGGAAGACCTGGGGTCAGCTCGACAAAGCTGGTCTGCTCCCCGAGCTGAAGACCAAGCACCCCGACGCTTTCAAGGCGCTCTACAAAGAGCACTTCGACAAGGAATACAAAGGCTAGGCCCGGCCTATAAACGGGAAGGATCAATCATCATTTATCAACCATCATCCAAACGCACAATGAAATTTTTAGCCAGCTTGAATGCGCTCCTCTTTACCCTGATCAGCGCACTGCTCGTTGCCGCCCTTTTCGGAGGCCCCGCAGCCTTTGTTGTCGGCCTGTTGGTCGCCGCATCCTTTTTCATACCGCTTCCCAAGGGCGTCCTGTCTATGGCCGTCCAGCGTGAGATATGGACGCAGGACATCATCGAAAATCTTTTCAAGAATAACGACTTTGCCAAACGCGCGTTCAATGAAGACTCGTACGTCCTGGAAGGAAAGGTCGTACATATTCCGCAGGCGGGAGCGCCGAGCGCGGTCAATAAGAATGTGACCGTATTCCCGGTCGCTGCGGTAAAGAGGGCGGACGTCGATCTGACCTACGCGCTGGACACCTACTATACCGTTCCCCGTCACATCGAGCGGATCGAGGAATACGAATTGGCCTATGACAAGCGCCAGAGCGCACTCGGCGAGGATCAGGCCGGCCTCATTCAGACGGCTATGGATGGACTCTTGTTCAATTGGGCCCCTGCCGCCGCCAATGTTGAACTTACCACGGGGGTGGTCCGGCTGGCCAGCGCCGCCGGAGCAACCGGCAACCGGCTCGCATTTTCCAAGAATGAATTCCGGGGTATCAAGTTGCAAATGGACGCCGCCAATATTCCGGCTGCCGGTCGGGTGGCACTGCTCACCGCCTTCCATCATGACGACCTGCTGGCATCCTTCTCGGACGTGGAAAAAACTAACTTCCACCAGCTGGCCGATATCACCAATGGCATCATCGGCCGCTATCTGGGCATCGACATCATGATGCGCTCGACCGTTCTGCGGTACCGTCAGGTGGGAGGCATCTGGACGCCCGTAGATGAGCACGACCCGGCATATGCAGCCAACGTGGCAGACAGCGCCACCTCCATCTTCTACCAGGATGCCACTGTATCCAGGGCGCTGGGGTCAGTCCAGATGTTCGATGGCGCAAACCGGCCGGAGTACTATGGCGATATCTTCAGCTTTATCCTCCGGATGGGAGGGCGCATCCGCCGCGCAGCTGGTGTGTTTGCTATCGTTGAGGCCCCGTCCGCATAATGAAAAAAACCTCGGAGGGCCTTTAGGACCCTCCCCCTATATCCTGACCAGAGGGCGGCGGTGCAGATGTCCGCCGCCCATTTAAAAGGAAGACCGATGTTTCAAAATTTCTGGGAACGCTACGGCGCCCTTCTATCGGGCACCGTCGGCGGGACCACCAAGTTTATCGGCGACATTGGCAGTTCGCTACCCTTTGGAACCGTCCTGGTAAGGGCCTGTATCGTGGCTGTGTGCAGCGCAATATGCGCCCTGCTGGCCAAGGACACTTACCGGTGGATCAAACATAGGCTTAAAAACAGCGAGAAAATATGAAAAAGTTTAAAAAGTCGATTCTCTTCGCGGCCACCTTTTTGGTCGCCGCCATCGTCCTTGTGGTGCCGACCATGGCCCAGGATTCAACGGCCGTCGCATCCGGGGCGACCACATCGGTGATCTCGACCATCGTCGGCGCACTGGAGCTGAAGTGGCCGGTCATCGCCACCATCGGTACGATCCTGTTTTTCATTTCAGAGGCGCTTTCCGGCATCAAATCGGTCAAGGCCAATGGAGTGTTCCAGCTCGTGTCGGACGTCCTGAAAAGTCTTTTCAGCAAAAGCTCTTAAACCCTACCTGACACCCATTACCCGCCATGCGCTTCGCTTCTTTCATAATAGCCATCCTGGTCCTGTCCGCTTGCCACAGGCACGCCCTGCCACAAGCAACGAACAGGGTAGAGACCCGAGACTCCGTCACGGTGACCTACCTATACCATGACACCGTGGTCACAGCGGCCTCGGACTCGGTGGTTATTCATGACACTATTCCCTGCCCCCAGCTGGACTATAGCAGTCAAGCCCGGGATGGCAGGCAGCAGGTTAGCATAAGGGCGCATGGCGGGATACTGGATGTCAAGTGTTCCTCGGACAGTCTTCGACAGGTGATCCAGCTCCTCGGGGAGAAACTCTGCGAGGTACATTGGGTGGAGAAAGACTCGACGATCATCCGTACCGTGAAAGTACCGGTGACCCGATATCCGGCTCTGCTATGGTATAGCCTTGGGCTGAATATCCTTCTGCTGATCATCCTGTATTTTTCTTTTTCGTCCGGCGGTCCAGGCGGCTGGCTGCCCTCCATCTTCACCCTCATAAAAAAACTTTTCTAAGGTATGGATACCGCATTAGTTTCAATCGCTGCAAAGACCCTGGAGATCGCGCAGTCCAATGTCGGAGTGCAGGAGCACCCGAAAGGCTCCAACAGCGGCCCGGAGGTAAACGAGTTCCTCAGGTCGGTCGGCCTGGGACCCGGATTCGCGTGGTGTATGGCCTTCGTCTACTTCTGTACCAATAAGGCATGCCAGGAGCTTAACCTGCCCGTGCCGCTGGTGCAGACCGGCGGAGTCATGGACCAGTGGAACCTAACCCACTGTCGGAAGCTGCCCAACCGGGCCAGCGGTGTTAAGCCCGGCGACATCTTCATCATGGAGTTTGCCCATGGCACCGGTCATACCGGTTTTGTGGAAAGCATTTCCGATGGAATGATCCATACCATCGAGGGCAATACCAACGAGGACGGAAGCCGGGAAGGCTATGAGGTAGCCCGCAGGGAACGCGCTATATCTTCTATTCACGGATTTATTCAACTACCCTCCTGATGCCTGAAGCAGTAAAAAGGTTTTTCCGCATGTACCCTGACGCAAAGGAGTGTTTCGAAATCTACAACGGTTCGGTGTTCGCCACAGAGGAGGCGGCCCGCAAGTCGATAGAGAGATGCACCGCCAAGCGCGTCACGAGGTACCAGAAAGAGGTATCGGCCAAGGCCAAAAAAAAGGACTGACAACCATTTTTAAAAAGGGCTTAAAGGCCCGATAAAATAGCATCATGAGCAATTTACCGGTCGTCGCAACCAGCTTCAGCAACGGCAACCTGAACAAGTTCATAGCCGTAATCGATGGGCAGGCGGCCCTTGTTGGTTCGGCTCTCACGCCTGCCAACTATGGAAAGGTCTTTACCGTGACCAGCCTGGCCGATGCCGAGAGCCAGGGGATCACCGCGCTCCTGGAGCCCGAAGCCAACCGGCAGGTTGCGGAGTTCTATGGTGAGCTGGCGGGCAAGCAGCAGCTGTATCTGTTGCTCCTCGACCCGGCAACTACGATGGCCCAGATGCTCGATTCCACCAACCCCAATATGGCAAATCTCG